ACCCGAAATCTTCCCGCCGACGTCCTGAAGCTTCTTTCCGGCGTCGACAAGTCCGTCCCACTTCATAGAATCCTGTGTTTCTTTCAGTTTCTTCAGTTCGGATTCCGTGTTTATGATTTCGCGCTGAAGGGCGCGATATTGTTCTTCGCCTAAATCCCCGTTTTCAAACTGCTGCTTCGCCTGTGCCTGTGCTTCGTTCAGCGTTTGCAGCTTCTCTTCTGTCGCGTCAATGGATTCTGCAAGGATCTTTTGCTTCTGTGCGACAAGTTCCGTATTCTTCGGATCAAGCTTCAGCGACTTGTCAACTTCTTTCAGTTCCGCTTTCAGCGACTTTGTTTCTTTATTGACATCTTTCAGGGCTTTATCAAGTTTTGTGGTATCGCCCCCGATTTCGATCGTGATACCTTTGATATTATTTGCCATTCGAAGCCCCTCTCTTCTTCCCGAACCGTTCGCGAAGCGCCCCGCGATCTGGCTTCGTCTGTTCGAAGATGTAACATTTTTCCAGATATTCCCGGCCTTCTTTCGTAAGGCTCATATAGTGAATATAAGCTTCGCGAAGGTAAAAAAGATAAATGTCCATATCCAAATCATTTATCTGAATCAGATTCAGGCCGGTATAGCGGATCACTAAATGTTCGCCTTCCGTCTTTGTCTTGTAGTGAATCTGATCCTTTTCTTCTTTTCCTGTCTGCCCCGGATAGTAGGGCAGCTTCAGTTTTTTTCGTTCTGAATCCCCGCGACGAACTGATCCATATACATATTCAAGAACTGCTGCATTTCTTCAATGTCGTAATCTTCCGCGATTTCCGACGCTTTCACTGTATCGCCGTTCAAATTATTTGAAAGGCATTCGGCAATAAGCGCCGACAACGTATCAATAACGTCGTCGACGGAAGCGTCAGGATTGTTTGAAAATCCCTGCAATGTGGAAACTTTTGAAAATGTTGATTTCTTCGGCATTTTAACCTGAAGCTTCCTGCCGTCCTTCAGTTCCACGTTGAAGAACGTTCTTTTCACGCCATCCGGAAATGAAAATGATAAATTCGCCATAATATAGCCCCTTTCACGCTGCTGACGCCGACGCACCGCCTGTGAGATTGATAAACCGGCGGCGGATCCCTTCGGTCTGCCGCCGGTTCTGATTCAGTGATTCATTTATTGTTGTCCTGCTGCCGATCAGCCTGCAGTTCCGGTACCGGAACTGCTTGAAGAAGAACTGCCGGAAGAAGCGTCGACAACCTGTTCGACGTACTGGATCAACGTTCCTTCGCCGTCCAAATTCGGAAGTGCCTTGAATTCCGCGTCGATAACCGTTGCGTCGTCCTTCGCGAATGTAAATGTAAATCCGGCCTGATTCTGCCCGACGATCATAATCCAGATATCGCCGTCGACTGGATCGACATGGTGGAAGCAGATAACATACTTCGCGCCCTTCCTGTTTCCGACGCCGCCGATCTTCACGATCCGATATTTCCCGTCCGTTGATGTAGTTACGCGGGCCGTGTCGCAAAGTTTTTCAATCGTGTTCCCGTCAAGTGTCATTAACCCGGTCTTTAGTGTCGCTTCTTCCTCTGTGATAATTGTCTTCGACACTTTTCCCATGTCGTCTTTTGCTTCGGAATATGTCGAAGAATATTCAAGTGAAGCGCCGCCGCTGATATAGGAAAAGCGGTTTTCATCCGTGCAGAACTCCCACGGATCCTGAATTGTCATTCCCTTCGTAAACGTTGCTAAATGGATATACCCGGAACCTAAAACGATTCTTTCGGGTGCTTTTGCTGCGTCTGCCATTTTTTAGCCTTCCTTTCTGTTATTTCTTCTGAACTATTGTGAAGTCATACGACGTTTGAACCATGTTTTCAGACTGGATCAAAACCTGATTCTTCGTGAACTCTATGTCGAAAAGAACGTCGTCTTCGACCTTCTGTTCATATTCCGGATCCGGCTTCCTGTCTGTATATAATTCAATCGACCCGTTGACTTCCCTGATTCTGTTCTTTTCGTCGCTTCCCCGCTGCCGTTCCGTGTGAAGGTAAACAAGAAAAGGCGGATCCGGCGCGGGATTCTGCTTCGTGACCCTGAATTCATTTTCTGTTATCGGGATCCCGACCGCTGCCGCGCGGGTGATCACGTCTTCCCACTTTGTCATATTATTCACCCGCTTCCCGTGCCGCTTCTTCGGCTGCTTTAAGCGCTAACTTTTCCGTTTCCTGTTCGGCCGGATAAATATGTTCGAACGCCCTGACCCGCTTTCCTGACCGTGATAAATGCCCTTTTTCAAGAAGATGTGTTAATTGATAATGCTTCTTGTTGTAGACCGTGTATTCATCCGTAGAAAGGACGCTTCCTACGTTCTCCCTGACCCTATAATCCCAATCAGGCGTATATTTGCCCGTCCGTTCGTTATACGGCCCGCCCTGCTTCAGCTTTTCGTCGGTCTTTTGTGCGACTTCTTCAAACTTTTCATTAACCAGTTTTGTCAGATCGGTTTGATACGTTTCAAGCTGCTTTTGAACGGCTTCGTCAAGATCTTCAATGTTGATTTTAGTGACCACGATTCCCGACCCTTTCCGCGATATACAGTTCTGTCTTTCCGTCCGGCTTCGGGCCGTACGTTCTGTATATTGTGTGACGTTCGCCGTTGAAGATCACTTCCGGCTGATCGTCATATTCTGACGACCAAACCGTCAGCTTCTGTTCCGCTTTATACCCGTTATTTCCTGCTGCCTGAAATTCATCCCGCCCGACCGGTTCCACGGACGCGAAAACTTCCGTCTTTTCGTCTTCTGCTGCCGTGTCGCCCGGATGAATCAATTCAATCACACAATCCTTCATGTCGTCCCGCTCCTGCTTCCAGAATCAGAAGATTCCGAAGCCGTTTCAGCTTCGGAAAAATACTTTGAATCACCTTTCAGCTTCGTCAGGTTCATGTCGTAGATCCCCGAAAGGATCGGATATTGTGACGTATCGACGGAATAATTCGCCCGGACATAAGAAAGGACGGTTTCGATGATAATCGGATCCGTAGGCGCCGAAATCCATGATTCATGAACGCCGATCCTTTTCAGATCCGCGACGCAAGCGTCAACAAGCCGCTGAACGTCTTCGTCAAGTGCGTCTTTTATGGTTTTCCGTACCCGTAACCGGGCGGCGCTATACAGTTCTTCGATCGTCATTTCGACCGCCTTTCATTTTCTGCCTGTTCTTCCGGTTCTTTATGCTGTCGCTTTCTTCACGCGGACGAAACCGTTATAAGCTGCCACGGCGCCGCCTGCGAACATGGACGCGCGGAAAGCGGTCTGACCCTGCTTGAACTTGTAATCGTCGGATCTTCTGACGTCGATATCAGAGAAGACGGCAAGTTCGTAGTTTTCGAGCGGGCCGTATGCCATTTCGTAAGCGCCCGCCGCTGTCGCGCTGTCTGAAATTGCTCTGCAAGCGGAAGAAATCACGAACGGAACGCCGTCGATTGTGCCGGTCTGCCCGTTGTTCACGATTGTGTAAACCTTCCGGCCCTGCTTGTCGCGAAGCTTCGCGAACGCCTTCAGATCCTTCTTGTTCAGGATCAGCGTTGCGACGCCTTCAGTCTCTTCGTCGCCGCCGTAGGAATAAATAATTTCGTCAAGCGTGTCGTCTGCAATCGCTGTGATTGTGGTGATATCCGTATCAGGATCGATCACCTGTTCCTTTGTGTCTGCCGGATTGAAGAAGATTCCTTTCAGCTTCGACGTTGTGCCGTCGCCGATAAGGATCTGGCGAGAAAGGTATCTTCTGACCGCCTTCGAAACAGAACCTTCGACAATGCTGTCATAATCTGCATTCGGCAGCTTTGCCATTTCTTCCGGTTCCTCGCAATATGACGTGATCTTCTGCTTTTCGATCGTAACGTAACCGAAAGAAGGTTCCGCTTCGGTATAATCTGCGCCTTCCTCTGTCGCTCCTCCGATCCCGTAGCCCTTCACGAATCCGCGTTCGTATGTTTCGCCGCCCTGAAGCGGAACAAGACGAACCATATCGATCAGCGCGGAAACCGGATTGAATGTATCGCGAACGTCTGTCGCGGTATGAACAACCGGCGCGGTTGATGTGACGGAAAGGGCGGCTTTCATATTGCGGGCCGCGACACGTGCGGAAAACTTCACGCTTCCGCCGGATTTCAGAACCTTTCCGCGGGCTTCGAGCGCCTTGACGTTCTGATCCTTCGTGCCCTCTGTTCCTTCGCCTGCGCCCGGTTCCGGATCGCCTGCTGCTGCCGCGTAGCCTGCAAGCTGTTCACGCTTCTTTGCTGCCGCAAGAATATCGTTGATATCCTGTGCTTCAGCGACAAGCGCGTCTAACGCTTCGCCTTCTGCGGTCTTTGCCTGAACGCCGATTTCTTTCAGACGCGCGTTCAGCTGATCCTTTGTCAGTTTCAAAAGTTCATCGTGCTTCATTGTCCTTTGCTCCTTTCATAAGCTGTTGATAATGATCCGGGATATCTGATCCCGTTTATTCTGAATCTGTTCGCTGTTCCGCGCGTCCAGATTTTCAGACGTTCCATTCGGCCGGATATGAAGATCCTTCGGGATATTGTGAAGCCTGTTCACGTAATCCCCGGACGCTGCCGCGATTTCAACGGCATTTGTCACTTCCACGTTGAAATAATCTGCTGCCTGCTGCCCTGTCAGCCATGATTCCCCGGCCATAAGCTGACGAATTTGTTCTTCCGTCACGCCTTCTTTCACGTGTTCCATGTAGATTGAAAGCATTCCGGAAGCCACGACGTCAAGATCGTCGGCAATCTTCCGAAGTTCTTCCGCGTTTCCGTCAACCGAAGCCCACGGATTATGAATCATCAGGAAAGCATTCGCCGGGATCTTCGGCGCTGTAGTCCCCGAAAACGCGATAATCGACGCGATCGATCCAGCTAATCCGTCGACATACACCTGAACGGCGTTCGACTGCCCGAACCGCTTGATCATGTTATAGATCGCGATTCCGGCGAATACAGAACCGCCGCCCGAATTGATATATATGTTCAGCGCCTTCCCTGCCTGCCCTGCAAGGAAGTTCTTCACGGCTTCCGGATATTGATCTTCGTCCTGCCATGCGCTCCAGAAGTCCGAAACAATGTCGCCGTAAAAATACAGATCCGCGGACGTCAATGTTTCGTTTTTGATTTCGAAACAGTTAAACAGTTTCTTGATCTCTTTATTCTTCATTCTGCCCGCTGCCCCCTTTCTTTCGTGCTGTTGTAAAGTAAAATTCGGCTTTCGCGTTCGCGTCGCCGTCTTCAGTCCCTTCGCCCGCTTCCGTCTGCTGCCCGGCGCTTCCGGTCTGATAAAGTGATTGATCGTCAGTCTTCACGTAATTCAGCGATATCATTCTGACGTCTCCGTCTTCGATCGGTTCGTAATACATAAGTTCGCGGAACTCATTGATCGTTATGATTCCCCTGTCAAACAGTCCGCCGCCGACTGCCATTCGTGTTTGAAGCGTCGCATATTGCAGCCGGTTTGAACTGAAAATAACCTTGTTCCCGAATCCCCGTTCGCGTTCCGTCAGAAGTTTGAATGTGAATTCAAGTGAAAGCTGAAGGGCGATCGGTTCGATCACGGATTCATAAAAGGCGTTCCATTCGTTTTCTGTGAACTTCGACGTCAGGATGTTTTCATTCACGCCGTAATAACGATATATATTGTCCCGGATATATTGCGACTGTGTGACCGGGATATTCGGCGTCTGCTGTGTGATTTCCTTGAAGTCCATTGAATTGTCAAGTCCCGCAATTCCGCCCGAATTTGAAACGGACATATACGCTTCCTGAAATTCCCGAACCTTCTTCTTCAGTTCGTCGTCGTCGGCGAAGTTGTTATATTTCAAATACCCTTTCAGGTTCGACGTGTTCCTTACGGTATTCCGAAGCGCTTCCGCCGTATAGTCCAGAAGCTCAAGCGAATTCTTTAGCTGTGAATCCGGCGGCGTTCCGATAAATCGTTTCCTGTCCATACGCGCCCGAATGTGAATCACGTCTGAATAGGGCAGCGTGTATTGTTTGCCGTCATAATCCCACGTGAAACGGAACATGATTTCGCCGCTGTCGTAATCTTCCCAAATCCTGACGCCTGACGCCGTGATCGGAACGATCGACTGAACCCGCGTAAAGTCTGCCGTGTAAAATATGACCGCGTAAGCGTTTGAATGATACACAAGATCGGCGGCCATTTTATAAAGTGCTGAATATGTGTCAAGTTCAGGTGCCCAGCGAAGTGAAAGCATTTTTGACAGATAATCGTTTCTGTTCTGGATCCCGTCTTCCGTGTTCCGGATGATCTGCGGGTGAAGCTTCCCGACGTTTGAAGCGATACAGTTTGCAATCGCTCCCACGACGTCGGAATCATAAAGATTCCCGTTCGCCTGATAATCTCCACGAAGGGCAGCAAAAGGAACGAACTTCGCCCGGCGTAAGTTCAAAAGATTCCTGATCAATCCCATGTGACGCGCTGCCCCCTTTCTTCAAAATTTCCTATCCTTCCCCATTATGCAAAAAGAAACCGCGACGGAATGACAATATTGTCTGAATATTCTTTCCGGCCTTATTTGCCTATGTTCTGAAGCTGCCGCCCTATTTCTTCGTGATATTTTGATTTGACCGTCAGCGCGTCGAATACGGCGACCGCGCCGTCGATATGCGCCCGGCGATCGATCTTCACAGGCTTCATTCTGCTGTCGTTGATATTGATATCGACCGCGACGTTCAGGAAATGCGATTCAAGAAGGCCGTTGTCGCCGATTTCAAACTTTCCGTCTTTCAGTTCCCCTTCAAAAGCGTGAAGAATCGGCGTCAGGTTCGTCCCCTGATATACGTCGTCCATGTGAAATCCAATTTCCTTCATGTCCTGAACAAGATATTGTGCCGAATATCTGTCATAACCGACCCACAACGGCCGGATCTTGTACTGCTTCACAAGCATGAAAAACCAATTATAGACGTCGTGATAATCGACGTTGTTTTCCCCGCTGATTGTCAGGAATCCTTTTTCTTCGTACAGATTGTACGGAACCGATTCTTCGTCGATTGCTTCTTCGTATCGCTTTCGCGGCATGAAGAATTGAACGAAGATATAATTCTTCCCGCCCCGTTCGATCACGATCGCCGCCGCCGTCAAGTCTGTCGTTCTGGAAAGATCGATCCCGCCGACGCAAAAACAACCGCGGAAGTCTTCAAGCGTCCAATGATGCGCGGCCCCGTCTTCGTCGTACGTGACGGCCTTTTCAATGTCCTGATAATCCAACCACGCGACCGAACTGTTCTGTTTCACGTTGCAGTATTTCGTCAGGAACTCCGCCTTTGCTGAAAGGCTTTCATGTGCGACCGCGATCCGGTCAACGTAGAAATCCCACTTCACGGAAACGTCAAGGTTCGGATTCGATTTCTGCAATTCTTCCCGCGTGTCCCACTTTTCCGGATCGTCGATGATGTACAGAAGCGGAAGAAGGCGCTGTTCCTGCTCTTTCCCTGTCTGCTGCCCCTTCAGGAACGCCGTCGACCGCCGGATCAGTTCGTCATATAGACCGTCATTCAAATAACCGGCCGTTCCTGTCGACATGATGATCGGTTCTCGCCTGCTGCCGATCGCCGACGTCATGACTTCATACTGTTTCAAGCCGGAATCGCCCGGCCATGCTTCGATCTCATCGTTCAAAACAAAATGCGGATTGAAGCCGTCTGATTTCTTGCTGTTGAATGCGATCTTCTTCACGGAAGTATTGAATTCTTTGATATAGATATCCGTTCGGCGTTTCTGTGTTACTTCGTTTAGTTCCGGATCGGATTGAACGATTTGATAAAAGGCGTCGAAACACAATTCGGCCTGATCCAACTTCGGCGCCAAACAGTAAAGCTTCGCGCCGTACTCCCCGTCGATATATGCCATATATGCCATTATCGCGGCGCTGAATAATGTCTTCCCGTTCTTCCGTGCGACAATCAGCACGACTTCCCGGAACTGTCGGATCTTCGGATCCTTCCTGTCCATAATTCCGAAGATCGCGCTGACCGCTGCCTTTTGCCATAGTTCAAGCTTCAGAAGATCCGAACGGCCTTCGCTATGGTGACAGAAGTTTTCAATGAACTTGATCGCTTTGTCTGCCTTCTGCCTATTGAAGACATGCTTCCCGCTTCTGATCCCGTCCGTCAGGATCTTATATATCGCCTTGACGTACTTTCCCGCGGTAATCTTCCCGCTTCTGATCGCGTCGTAATATTCAAAAACATAATTGTCGGTATTGACCGGCGCGGCAGGCGTATACACAAACGATCAGTCCTCTCCCCGTAACATTGCAAGCCTTGACACGTTCTTCTTTTCTTTCGGCGGCAGCATATCGATCAGCGTTTTCATGTTCGCCGTGTATGACCTGACGTATTTGTCGTATGTCTGAACCGCCGGATTTTCCTTCACGAACTTCTGTGAAGCATTCTTCGTCGTCGTCTGAAGGCCGTGAAGGATCAGTTCTTCTTTTGCCGCCTTCATTGCAACCTTCTGAAAGGCGACTTCTTCGATTATCTTTTCGATCAGCTTCCACTTGTCCGGATCTTCTTCCTTGATCGGTCTGAACATCCGGCGGATCTGGTTTGTCTCTTTCTTTATCGCTGCTTCTGTCAGTATTTCGTCATTTTTTTCTGCCATTTATTCGTAGATTCTCCTATCCCCCATATATACGCGACTATTGCAGCGTTTTTCGGAAGTTGCTCCCTCGGTTCTTTACGCCGGTCCCCGAAGCGCACCCCGGGGCGGGTGCTTCAGGAAAATAATCATTCTTTCGGAAGCGGTCTTCCGTCTTTATCAAAAAAATATCTTTTTGTTTTTGATTTGTGTTCTTTGTTGTGATGATCTTCGCATAATCCTTCAAGGTTACCGAAGGACAAACAGATTCCCGGATCCTTTATGTTGTCAGGCGTCAAATATATTTTGTGATGAACAATCTTGATCGGCTGAACGTCCTGAAGACTTCGCTTCCCCTCCCTGAATTCCTTCATACACCTTTCACAATAACCGCCCTTCGCCCGGATGAATGCGGCGCGTGTATTCTGCCACGCTTCCGTGTGATAGAACCAATCACTGAATTCTTTTGCCATTCTTCCCCGCTGCTTCCTTTCCTGTTCTGCTGCCCCGACGCTTCGCGTCTATCATTCCCATGTTGTCGGCAATCAGGAAACAGAACTTTTTCCGGTACGAATAGAACGTCCCGCGGGAACAATACGTTTCGCCTAATAGTTCCCATGGCTGCGTGAATGCTATTGATTGATAAAGCTTTTCGACGATCTCTTTTCTGATTTCGGGTGAAGCGTAACCGACGTCGATATCTTCTTCAGCTTTCCGGATCGCTTCCGATCCGCGCTTCCAGAAGCCCGCCGTTCTGCCGGTTCCCTTTTCTTTGTTCTTCCTGTCCATGCGAACCACGGCGTAAACGATTTGTTTTTCGTCATAGTTCATGCCGAACTTCTTCATCCGCGTTTGCCTTCTATTTCTGCCGTCAGAATGTTTCTTCGTCTGATTCTCTGTACGTTGTCCGGATCCGGATCATGCCGTCCGAATCCGTGTCGACCTTGTATGTATGTTTCCCGATCTTCAATGTCACATAATCAATACTTCCTTCGAATGTCGCACGGATCGCGCAAAGAACAACCAAGAACAACCTGAAGCTGATTCGTTTCTTTGCTGAATACATTCTTCGCCCATTCGCCCGCGGCCTGCATTCTCAGCTTTCTTTCCCGCTGCCGGATCGCTTCGTCGCAATCGCATTCTTCTGTTGCCTGCTCGTTCGCCTGTTCCGGCGTCGCGCCTTCCGGGATTTCAACGAGCCTTTCCTGATGGCAATATTTGCATATTCCCCAATACTGAATCATTTTCCTGACGGCAGGCGCGTTCGGGTTCCCCGGAGCCGTTTCAGGTTCCAGGACTTCACCTTCAATCTTTTCAAGTTCGTCCGGCTCCGAATCCTTGTTCATGTTCTTCGTTTCGGTGATACGTTTGATCTTCAGAACGAAGTAATCGACGCCCGGTGTCGCTCCCCAATCTTCGCGCCCCCCGCCGATTGATATTGTGACAACCGCGACCGCCTGCGGGCTTCCGTCCGGATTGTAACCGTTCTGAAGTAGAACTTCGCATTCCTTGTCAATCCTGTGATCCCGAAGATTCTGAAGGATAACGTTCGCGTGATCCTCTGATTCCCCTAACAGATTGACAAACCGCTTTGTCCAGTAATCCGTTATTTCGCGGTATTCTTCCCGTTTCTCCCCGGACACGATCATGTCTAACCATTTTCTTTTAATCGGCAATGTCAGCATAATGTTTGATTCCTTTCCGCGGATTATTCCGCTGTGCGTTGATAGTATTTGCATTCACGGCATGGCGCGGCCGGATGATCCGGAAATCCTTCGCACCTGTCGAAGATCTTCGGCGCTTCTTCGCAATTCACAAGATCGAACCCTTCCGCCCTTTCCAAATAATGCCGTATGATTTCGCGGGCCTGTTCTGCCCCGTATGCAATGACCGCTTTGTTTCCCGCTGTCTGAAGCGCCGCGATCATTTCCTTTTGTGCCTTCGTCGGCCTGTTCTGACCGTACTTCAGTTCGATGTATAAAGCGCCGTACCCATGCCGGGAAACCGGAAGGCATATATCCGGAACGCCCGCCTTCAATCCTTCCGCCTTCATTCGTGCGCCTGCTGCCGCGCTTCGCTTCCCTTCATTCGGGACGTGATACAGAAGGCGAAGTTCTGGAACGAATTCTTCATTCATTGCGGCCCAACGGAAAAGCTTGATCTGTTCCGCCGCTTCTCCTGCTTTCATGTTCGACACTTTCATTCATCCCCCTAATCCCTGACCATGCGGGCGTAAATATAAAACCCGCCGTTGATATCA